TTATCTACTGTAGCAAAACCAAAGTCCAAGGATGGCGTATAATGGTCGAATTTCTTTCTACCTGAACCTTCACCCAATTTATAGATGTAATCGCTGTCAGATAGCCATAATTCGCCTAAATTGCCCTGTACAGAAGCTTTTGGCTTAGGAATATCAATCAAATCCCATCTTTTACGTGGGATATTGTAATTCCAGGATCCATACTCTCCATCAGTATCTTCAAACTGAAACATAACATTTTGGTTAAATGCATCATATTGAACATAAGGATCGTATGCATGCTCTATATTGTGCCACGCTTTTGTCTCAGTACCAAGGTCATCAAATTTAGAATTCTTTAATATGTCGTTACCTATTGGAGTTATCCTGGTTCCATCATGCATGTACATATTATTAGCATCACAAAAGAACATCCCATAATCAGTTATAACAAATGACTGTTCTCCAAAACAACCAACTCCTTCGTGTATATCCTCAATAGCAAGTGTATTTAAATCGATCTTATACATATTAGCTTTGTCAAACGCAAAGATTCTTCCTGCCCAATATGCTATCGCTGTTGGCTCATTCGGGAGTATACAAAAGTCTTTTGACCATTGGAATACACTAAAGTTACCAGGCATAGACCTAAAGATAAAGTTTTGACCATTTACAATGTCCTTATGATAACAGTTAGCTACCACTAAATATCCACCAGCAGAGCAACTCAATTTATAATTTACACTTGTATTTCTTAATGATTCTGGCATTCCTGTAATAGCTTCATAGGTGGCACCAAGATTCCCATCATCCACCATAACTGAAAAGTATTCATCGTCAACTTTACCAAATCCACCTTTGAAACTTTTCTCTCCAATCATCCTATAAAATTCTTCTACGCTGTTCTTTCTATATACAACTATAGCAGAACATCTTTCTGGAGGCTGACTTAATCGTATCTTAACAACTGTAGTATCATATCTACCGCCGCCTGTAGTATGTTTAAAATAGAAAGTATTTAATGGACTTTCTTGGAATCCGTCATATACAAGCGATAGTTTATAGTAATAAATAACACCATTCTCAAAATTAGCAGAAGCATCAGGATCATCAACAACGTCTCCATTAGTAAAAGACAATCCATAAGGTAGCTCACTTTTCTCATAATAACTTAAATAGGGAGTAGCTGCGTTTAAATCTGCTGTTGCTGGAGGGATAAAACCAGATGTACCTGTATAACCAGCGTTTTTCCATGTACCTCTTCCTATGAAATACTCTCCTTGAGTAGCACTAAGTTGCATTGCATAGTCAACACCAGTCACTGTTGTAGCTTCTGTCTTGTAAGCTTCACTGTTATGCGGTGTAGCGACAGCCATAGCTGGAGTTCCAAGTGTTTTGAATATCATAGGAGTCCATCCCTCAGTTGTTACTGTCCAGTTCCCTCGACCTTCTCCAGCATTAACATTTGTACCAGTAGGAAAATTCATATTCCAACTACCAAGTACTGTTTCTGTCCCATCATCCCCCTGGAGAACAGCCCAAAACTTATGTGCTCCCTGAGCGACTGAAGTCCCACTATTGACTACATCTAAAATCCTTCTGCTCATAGAAGCTATACCAGCTACTTCATCTGGCATTTGATTTATCTCATTTGAACCATCAAATCCAGTAGAGGCAGAAGCACTGTCAAACTTAATGATATAGTGATCATATTCGCTGTATCCATTATTATATCCAAAACCAGCCATCCAAATGCCTCTATCACAAGCAGCGTTATAACTGTCACTATGATTCCCATTAGTGTTATCACTTTGATTTATACTTGCTGTATGAGATTCCCCATCGTTATAAAAATTGATTCTTTTAAATCCTTCAGCAATTTGTCTATGTCTAACTCCTACATGATTAGGGTTAATATTGAACATACATACATCGTCATATTGTTCAGTTGTATGACCATTCGCCCAAATATACTTATAACGAGGTGTCCAATTACTCCATTGGGTACTACCAAAATAACCACCATTAGTAACAAACTTTCCTTTTACATGTGCTATAAGACCTATTGAATTATGCCCATCATTTAAATCTATAAGACCTCTTCTTCTTGGAGTAATGAGATAGTCCTCAGCTCCATCCCAACCTAAATTCTTACCAATTTGTGCTGTATTAGCTGGTTGGGTATGCATTCGACTATGTTTCCACTCATTACCTTTTACGCCTTCATGTGCCGTATCACCACTGGCAGCACCACCAGGCTCCTCTGGAGCTCCAGTGGCTGGCTCATTTACCTTATCATTATATCTCCAATAAAAGTAGTTACTTTTAACATTGTAAGTGCCAGCCCAATAGTCGTGAGTTCTCTTGCCAAAATTAGGATAAAAATGTTCATTAAAATATCCACCAGTCCCTGTTCTCCACGTTCCATAGTGTGTTAATTTAGGAGTAGGGGGTGTACATTCGTGTAAGGTAACTGTTAAAGAATTCCAAGATATATCTGACTCAGGATTAAAATAGTATAAAAACTCCTCATCAAAGGTATACGCTGTATCACTTTTTTGCGTAAAGAGAACATAGACTATAGTATTACCAGTTGTAGCCTGGTCTCCATAAGTTTCTATAATATCAGTTGGTCTCGATCCCTCAACTGGAGATTGAGAACTATTTGCAAAATCTGCTGTAAGCGATATTGGAACAGTATGGTCGTAAACATATTGATTAGGATCATGAGGATGAAAACCAGAGGCATCACTGCTTAGTACGTGAATTTTATTAGCGTTTTTATCTGTTGCCCAAAAGTAAGTATGCCCAGCTCCATTATGTGTCCATGCAGCTAATGCCGTATCACCTGATCCAGAAGGAGTCCAGGCATCTCCAGCTCCTGGGTCTCCTGCTCCAGTAAATACGCTTAACTCATCCCAAAGCCAACGTGATCCATAAATCATATTCGGAGAAAAAGTAAGCATAGAAGTAGGTTGCTTCTGCATACCTAAGTTTGTATTGGAGGCACTATCTTCTGTACCGTCACTTAAAAAAAGTACTAACTTTAACATCCCAGGGGATATTCCGTAGGTTATCCTTGGATCCCAGTTTCTTTCGTAATTAGTCGTATTATATTCTCCATCATATGCATAGTCAATATGATCAAGGTTAAATACTGATCTTCCCTTATCAATAGGAAGTGTCTCTGAATCAGTAAGTCTATACCCATCAATAGCATTACCAAATTGCTTATGCTTTATCTTTCCAAACCACTTACTTTTCGCTTGAAGAGTATTCCCTGTCCCAATATATATCTGTGCATTGTTCTTTTCTAAGCTTACATCTGCTGGAGTTCCTGGTATGTCGTAATAGACATCTGTGCCCCCATCGTCTGCAGTATATTTGTCTTCTATGGTTTTAACGCCATAAACATCATTAAATACTTTCATTCTATACGTAGTAGCACTTCCAGTACTGCTGGTAGAATCATTAGGAGTTATGCTATAGAAAGCAATATGATTCTTTGCTTCATCATTAAACGACTCCATTTCTGTAGCATTCATCTCAAGATATGAAGTATCATCTAATACAACATTCCAGGTAACTGATGAGTTAATAAGTTCTCCACTGGAGGTGTATGGATCTGAAACATAATATGTATACGTACTTGACACTCCATTCGCATCATATTTATTCCAGGTAACATACATATCAACAGTAGCAACTGTTGACTCGAACTCAAGACCAATCTGTCTATATGGTTGTAGATCAGTGCCCGTTATTGCAACTGAGTCATCTGAAGATGAATATGCAGTACCATCTGAACTATAATGGTCAACATCAGTATATGTATTGTTTAGATCATTAGCAGCTCTACCTAAAGTAGCACCAATTAAATCGTCAAAGGCAGTCTCAAGCTTAGTTTCAAGGCTGGTCCAAAAGTTTGTATTAGTTAATCTAGCAGATGTATCAAACAGTGCCTTTTCAGTGACAGTAACATTATTTATAGATATAATGAGTTCTTCCTCAGCGTTTGTGGTACCATTTGGAAATGAGTTACCAGCTCCATCATTAGCAGAGCCATCCCAAGGCGGTATAATAATAAAGTTTAAATTACCATCCAGAGGAAGAACTTTCAAGTGTTCCTTAATACCTTTTAACTTTCCAGCCTCAGATATAGGATCTATATTCTTACTGTAAATAGCAGATTCTGGATGAATATCCGTATCGGACGGAGAACTCTTTATCCCAGTACCAAACTGTTTTAATTCAGCTAATTGACGTGGCATTGTCTAACCCCTGGTTCCACCATTAATTCTGCCCTTCAAAAATGCCAGGTCATCCGTCAATCTATTCATTTCCCCAACTGCCTTTTCGTGGCGTCTCTCATATCTATCGTCTGACTTATTCCATCTATCTATAAGTTTGATAACCATTGACTCTATCTCATTCAATTTAGAGGTCAATGTTTTCTGTAAAAACACTATTTGTCCTGCAAAAAGCATAATCATTACACCTATTGCCCCGTACTCCGCAAATACTTCAAGCATAAAATGGGTACCATGTTCCTGTTGTTTTACTAACGCCTGTTTCGTTTACATAAATGTCTACTATCCAAAAGCCAGTATGTGATGAGAGTCTTTTACCTCGCATCCAAGCTGTCTGCCTTTGAAAGGCACCTGCACTATAACAGTGTATATGCCTATCATAAAGGTACGTACTTTTATGCACATGCCCCAAAAACATCACGTTAGGCTTTTGACCTCCTGTTAATGATTCTACTATTTTTTGGATCCTATAAGATACTGCATAACTGGACCCGTCTTCACCGTGCCACAATCTAACAGTAGCATTGTCACCTAAAGCAAGATTACCTTCATCATGCCCTAAAAAGGTAGCATGGTCAATAGCATCACAGACATCAGGCACTATTAAAGCTCCGTTAGACTTTATGAACCACCTATCATGATTTCCGTCTATCATATAAAGAGGCCTTGGACATCTCTTCATATATTTAATAGCTACCTTCTTTTGCTCATGAAAGCCTAAATGGGAAAGTTCATAGATCTGTCCTGGCCTATTTGACATTCCCTCTGTTAAGTCTCCAACTTGGCACACTATATCAACATTTTCCTTCTCAAACTCTTTGAATGCTTTATTGACCAATGGGTAGAGACAGTACTTACTGCCAAAGTGTATATCACCCATTACTCCTATACGAGTTCTTTCTCCATTAAATTCTACTACTGGTGTAGGAGGTTGTCCAGGTAATATTCTAGCACCTTTTGATATTGCTAAAAGTTCTGTTTTTGAATAGTTAGCTTCTATATCACTTAGTACCTTACCTCTCTCTACATCTAATCCGAGAGCTTTAGCTCTCCGTAGATACCTTCTAAGAGTCTGTGTTTTTATACCAAGTATATCAGCTGCTTTATCACCATGTACAAGGTAATGTGCAACTATTTCATAGATCCTATTTTTTTTACCGTGACTGGTATCGCCTTCTAAATCAGCTTTATCCATCAGTCGTAATCCTTTCTTTTTGGCATATCCCAAGACTCTGGATCTGAATAGAGTGACTCAGCTTTTAATATACACTTCATAGTATACGGTCTTGTGTACCGTAAATGCAAATGACTGCACTTCCTACATATATAAAAAAGAGGTTTACTGTGTGCCCCAAGAACCTCAAGATTCGCTAACTTTTCGTAACCGCAATTAACGCAGTTATCGACCCCATCGGGATAAGTTTTATTTCCTATTATGCCAAGGTTATCAAGCAAATCTCCAGCATTAGGGTCACAGACAAGATCAGCATAAACTGACATTCCGTCTGAGTCTGGAGTATCCACTGTTATTTTCCGAGTAGGACCTTTTTAAATACCTCAAATACAATCGATATCATCGAGTCGATAATCTTTCCTTCGGTCTTCTCTGAAATGATTGGTATATCAACAGCATCATTTAAAGATTTAACAAGCTTAGCTTTAGTCTCATCGTTGAATACTTTCTCTTCCAGGAATTCCTGTAGTACGCCTAAACCTTCCATTATATTACTCCTATTATTGTTCCTATTATTGTCATTGTTGCTATGGCTCCTGCCAACCATCCCCTCCAGATTTCCAATTTTCTTGTCCTATCATTAAGCCTTGTAAGATGACCTTCCATACGATCTACTATTGTTTCAATACGAACAAGACGCTCTTTGGTTTCGCGTCTATGAGTTTCTGCTGTTATGTGATCTGGCATAATTCTAATAAGTCCGCCTTTAAAGTTGTCCCATTATAGTCAATATCTTCTTGGTCAAGCCAAGCCTTAATTTGAACAATGGTCCAACTGTCACCTGGTGTTCCACTTCTTACATCTCCCGTAAGAATATTAACTGCTTCAACAAGTTCACTAAAGTAATCATCAAGTTTTTCACTTCCAGTAACGTATACTTTTCGTATCATTATCGTTCCATAAAATACGTTATAGAAGGATTGAAGTAGAAGTATTTATTAGTTGAACCAGATGTTGCTCTTACAGAATGGATTATAATATTCCCATCAGCTGCAGAAACTGGGGTTCCAAGATCTTCTTCAAAGTTTCCCATTTCCTGTATACCAGCAGCCCAAGTAAAATCATGACCAATTTGAGTTACAGTATCTGCATCACTATCATTATGATCAAAGTCTACAAGCCAGAATGACGCTGCCCAGCCATTTGTAGAATAATTAGTATTACCACATCCACCAATGGTTACTATTTTACATCCCTTTTGGACTCTAAAGTATGGATAATAGGATATGTCAAGGACATCTGCTGTAAAGTCCGTTTCATCTGGACTTGATCCTAAACTATGATTACCAACATAATAGTTACCTATAACTCCACATCTGGTACCATACGTATTACCCGACCACATCATATTAACATCTGATGTAGTATTATTCATAGAGGCAGTTAAAATCTTTTTCCAGCCTGCCATTTTACTTTCCTACAACTTGATCAGGTCCGCCATTTTTCTCTATCTCTTTATTTAGTGCTTTCTCTATCTTGGTAAATAAAACAGAAAAAGGCAAAGTATCCTTTCCCTTAACTGATGTATTCTCCAGTGTTTGATTAAGCATTGATAACTCTGTTATTGTTAATTCAACTTTCAAGGCTCCTCCTATGTTTTTCGGCCAATTTACTAATTACCATATACGCTTGCTCAACTTCTGAACCTTCAAATTGAGAACGCATAATCAACTTTAGCAAAAAATCAGTATCCTTTACTGTTAGCTTAAGACCTGATACTGATTCTTTGACTACAGCTTCTTTTACTATTTGTTTTACATCCCGTGCATATTTAGACATTACGCAAAGTAAATGTACAGCTCATCGGCTGCTGCTACTATTGTTCCATCTGTTGGGACACCATTACCAGAGTCATATATCAAAGTACCCTGAGTGTCATCATAGACATAAGCTGCAGCTTTCACATGAGCAAGAGTACCTTGAGTAATAGAATTCGAAGTACCAAATGTTGTACTATTTGCATGAGTTACCGCTAAGCAAGCTCTTGCATCACCAGTATCGAATTGAAAACCATCAAAATCACAAACCAACTTTATGGTCTCATCTACAGCAGGTGATGCACTTAATCCAGCAAACAATATGGCAGAGTCACCTGCAGAAAGACTTCCTGCCCAGTCATCTCCATCACTGTTTGTATTAAGAGAGATACATACATCCTCTACTGATAAGTTTGTCGAACTCACAGTTGTGGTAGTACCATTTACTACTAAATTACCAGTAACAGTTAATACACCACCAATTGTTACATCATCTGGTAATCCTATACTGATAGAACCTGTAGATCCACTTACTGTTGTTTCATTAGCAGTAGCAGATAAAGCTGTTACTCCAGAATTAGTTACAGTTACAGCTCCTGTCGCACCAGATACAGATATACCACTACCTGCTACGGCAGAGGTAACACCTGAGTTAGTAACTGTCACTGCACCTGTAGCTCCCGATACTGATATACCAGTTCCAGCTACATTAGAAGTAACACCACTATTTGTAACCGTTACCGCTCCTGTTGCACCACTAACACTAATTCCTGATCCAGCTACATTAGAAGTTACACCATCATTAGTAATAGTCAAGTCATAAGGGTCGCCGTCACTTCCAGTTGATGTATCTGTCCAATTAGTGCCAATACCTGTACCTCCAAGTATAGCCCATTCTTTTGCATGACTAATAGTAACTTCATCTCCACTGTCATCTTCAACTTGGAATGTAGTTGCTGCCGATGCATCAGTCGCTGTGATTGTGAGGGTATCCCCACTCATAGCTGTTGTAACATTGGTACCACCAGCAATTGTTAGTGTATCACCTGGTGTCATACCAGTAGATCCGCTGTCACCAGCTACGGTTGTATCAGAAACAACGAAGTCTATATTAGCACCACCATCGTCATCGTACGAAACCGAAATTCCAGTCTCAGTCCCATCTAACATACCACCTACTATATCCTCAACATTCTCTGTAGACAATTGCGTAGACGCAGTAACAGTTAGAGTATCTCCACTCATTGCAGTCGTGACACCAGTGCCTCCAGCGATAGTAAGAGTATCGCCAGGAGTCATTGCTGTTGAACCAGTATCTCCTGCAACCGTTGTATCCGCTACCGTTAAGTTTATGTCATTAGCACTGTCATCGTAAGAGACAGTTATGCCAGTTTCTGTATTACCAGTGAACATGGCTCCAACTGTATCTTCAACGAACTCGGTATCGGAAGTTGTTAATATTCTTTTCCAGCCCATTTTCTTTCTCCTTGTTCTTTATTTATGAAGGATCATCCTGATTAACATACAGGAAGCCCAAAACATTCACTACCTCGCCTAATTGATATGAGGCGGCTTCAGGTAATGAACTTAATATATCTAATTTTAATGTTGGCATAGCTAAAGTAGTTAGTGTAGCCTCACCATCAGAAGTTATTGCAAAAGGGACTTCTGAACCATACTTAAATGAAAGTTCAGATCCACTTGCGTTAATATTCAGTTGCCATCCTTGTCCAAGACCCCAATCGGTGCCTTGTGCTAAGACATCTCTATCCCAGGATACAAACTCTGGTGTGTTAATTTCTACTCCGCCTTCTAAAAAGCCTGATAAGCTCGATGGATCTCTTGTAAATCCCATTAGTAACTCCAAGGTTGAATGAAGCCAGTTCTCTGATGGCCTCGTTTAGCGTATTTTTTACCCTCTCTAACTTCCTTCTCAAACTCCTGATCAAAATATGATGCAACTTGCAAATTGAATGTTTCACCAGGTAACTTATAAAAGTCAGAGATCACTTTAAAAGCTAATGCCTCGTGAAATTGCGAAGGAAGTTCTGATACTAAAGTTAAATCACCAGAGCTATATTTAGCTGCCTTTCTGGTATAATATACCTTAATTGTCATCCCAGCAGTACTAACTGACTGCCATTCATAAAGGTAGTCTGCAGTAGCAGAACACTTTTCTACTATATATAGCGTCTTGCAATCGAGATACCAGGCATACTTATCAGCCTTTGCCTTAGCTGTTATTGGTGTTGCTGAAGAACCGACCCCTGCCTCATCGTCTACATCTCCAATTGGGATAGAGAGAGCTCCACCCATTAATTTTGGAATCATTTCGGTATCAAGTTCTACTCTGTATAACTCAAGCATTTCATCGTGTAAAGTATATCCTCTTTGTGCAACTACTGTTGTGTCATTTGCAGTAGCCTTGAGTATTCCTGTCTTAGCACTAAAATTATCTTGTGCCCTATTTAAACCCTGGCGAATCATTGTTTCGCCTTGCCCAGGATGGTGCAGTTGTACTACTTCTAATAATTCTTTAAGTGTCATTTTTCTCTCTCCTGATGCCCTTCTCTAGGCGAAAGGAGTTTCATTGAGTCTTTTAAGGCTAATTCTATCTGCTGTAAATTACCCTGAAATATCTGATATAATTCAGCATCTTCTTCATCATTAGCCATATAAGATAGCTTCTGCTGCATAATCTTCATAGCTGACATTAAATATACTGCCTCATAAGCTGTAGGAGGTATATATGCAAAGGCAGTTCCAGAGAGATCACTAAGAGTTTCCTTCCTGTAGGTAAATATATTCAACTTTGTCCATCCAGTAGGGAACCCATAAACAAAAGGGTAAGCTTCTGTTGGGTGCTTTGTAATCCAAAATACAGGAGAACGAGCAGTTGCATAGTGGATACTAGCACTATCCTTTGCTCTGAAAGCATCTTCAACGCTTATCTCCTTGCATGCTATATCATCTCTTAAAACAAGAAGAACTTTTTCATCTACACCAATCGAAGTACCAGCATCTCCACCTTCTCTTGGGTCTTGAGCGACCTTAATAAGATCTTTGACAGGAAGCATATTGGCAACCTCCCAAAGGGATTGATTTACAAGGGCAACCTCGTTAGTTAGATCGCTAACAAACGTTTCCTTGTTGTTAGGATCTGGGAAGAGCTTCGCAAGTATGTGTGTGGCTATTGTCATTGTTCGTTAAGGGGGCCCATAAAGAGCCCCCTCTCAGATTTTTGATTATCCGCCAGCTACGAAGTCTACAACAGCATGAGTCTCTGGGAAGAGTACCTCAAGACCAGCTTCAGTAACAATCTGGTCCTTTCTTCCGTCGATATCATTGTCTTGAATATTCGTTTCTACGAATGTATCCCGTGAATGCCCGTTTCCAGCAAGTGGCCGCATTGTCACATGGCTTAAATCAACGCATACTGCCGTATCTTCCATGTCATGTCTAAACAATGGATGAGCTATGAAATTCATAGATCCCCATGATGTAGATATAGACGTGATGTCAATAGGCATGAAGCTCGAAGATTTAACTTCCAAAGAAGCTTGAAAGATTTGACTTGTAGTCGCATCAAACGAGTTCTGTAGAAAGTTTCCACTTCCAACTTTATGTAATGCATTGATAACCTTACGTGAAGTTAGACACAGTTTTTGACCACTGTTTCCGCCTTCATAATTCATAAAGTCATCCATGACGTCAATCATTCCGTCGTAAGAAAAACCAGCACTAACATCATACCCTGCTGAGTCAGCAGCAGTACCATTATATGCTAATTCATACTTCTTACCACCCTTGTTTCGGATGAACGGTTCGATACCCCAGGAGTTTCTTACGTCAGCACTGGTATATTTACCATAGCCAAATAAGAAAGCATTTTCAAGATCCATTTTATGGGACTTGACATGCTCTCCATAGATACGTTTCCACTCATTTGCATAGCCACGATACCTGGTAGCCTGCATAGATCCACTCATCAAAGGAACAGATGTCTTGAATATCTGTGTGAAAAATTCCACATCACTCAATTCATCTCTCCAGCCCTCAGGAGCACCTGTAGCTTCACCCCATTGAGATCCGATAACCTGACCTTTTTCATCCCATCCACCAGAAGCAGGCTGAGCAAATGCGGAGCCTGTTGAAACAACTATCATATTCGCGATAGGGATGGTAATATATCCGTATGCTACACCAGCAGCGGCTTTAGTTGACACGTCGCCAACACTACCAGAAGAATATGTGAAATAGTCGGGTTCTGCGGTTATTTTATAAGATATTCCATTTATTCTAAGAACTTGATTCTTAGTTATATAAATAGGAGCATACCCTATATAAGAAGACGCATCGGGTTGAACAGTTGATTTTACCTGTTTCCCCTGATGATTGTAGTCACAATATAGCATAAAGTGAGTAGCATCTGAACCAGTTGGGTCAGCAATGCCTGTTATTTGGGCATCATCCCCGCCTGTGATTTTAGCTACCTTCGCTTCAAAATTGCGACGTTGCCATTGAGACCGATATTCCATCGGTTTCCAAACTGTCTCGTCAGTAGGTTTCTTACCTAACTTACTCAAATAGCTAAAGAAAATTGATGTCTCTGGAGCTAATTCATGAACCGTATCGCCGATTCCAAAAGTTCGTCTAAGACTATCAATACTCTGCCCTGTCCAACCAGGACTATTTGGAGTAGTAGTAACATTATACTGACCAGTACCTGTATATGTTGCCATATCAATACCTCATCATTAAGTGTTATAGTAAATTACTACGTTTCTCCTCATTGATAAGAGATGCCATGAAATTATTAGAAGGATCAGCTGCCTGATTACCAGCAGACGTTTGAACACCCATCGGAGTTGGAACTGATTGACCTCTTTTCAATTGTTGAAATGTCTGACTTGGCTGTGATTGTTGGGGCGAATTCTGAACTGGCATTGGACCTGAGTCCACTATCCCGTTCTTATGTTTCCAATAACCTACTAAATCATCCATGTTAATTGAATTAGGATCATTCATTTCATTGACAAACCTATTAAGATTATGGTCTCCTCCAAGATCATACCTGGATTTAACATATCTTGTGGCGTTGTCAAGCTCTGATCGTTGTCTCGCATCTTGCTGTCTCATTTGCTCATACTTCCTAAGTTCTGAGATCTCCTTATCGTGAGTCTCCTGCATAGTAGCTACCTGGTAGGATGTGTGGAGCTGATTATATGTCTGCATATCATCTCTCCATTGCTCTACCTGTGAATCATACTTCGCACTATCACTTGTTGCATCCTGATACGCATCCTCTCTACTGTATCCAGCTGGTGGTTGGGGCTTTTGAGGTGGAGGAGGAAATTCCTCTTCCTTCTTAGCCTCTTGCACTGGCTGACCAGCTTGAGGAGGTGGAGCACTTCCGTTAAGTACTTGTGGATTTTGGGTAACATACTCTATCACAGGAGTTTGCTGCTTCAGAATCTCATCTCTTTCAGCTAATTGATTCTGGAGCTTGGCAGCCTCTGACTGCCAGTATTGATACCTAACCTGATCATTACCTTGGGGTGCGACCTCAGAAGGTACAGGTACTTGACCTGGTTCCTGCTCGGTAACCCCTATTATCTCTTCGAAGGTAGCCCCTTGAGGTTCAGCTATTTCTTTGTCTATCGCAGCTTCAAAGCTTGGGACATCCTGAGTAACTTCCTGTTGGGGGGCTTCTTGTTGTGGTTCAACCTGTTGGCTATTAGCTTCCATTTTTTATTTCCTTTTAGCAGCTCCATTAGATGCGGATGGAGGTTTGCTGGCTTCTTTTGCTGCATCCCGTACTTCTTTTTCAACCAATGATAGTTGATCGCCCAATCTCTTGTCGAACAGTGTTCCCGCAGCTTTCGCTTTGTTTTCTACTGAATCGAGTTGAGTCTTGAACTTCTCAACCTCTACTTTTTGCTTCAAGTGTACATTCTCACGTGTGAGCGTCTGCATATCGCCACTTAATTTCTTAAGTTGCTCAGTCGCTGACTTGAGTTGTTGCTGTAATTGAGCAATAACATCGGTTCTTTGAAGTACTCCTTCCATGTCGAAGACCTCTGTCTTCTTCAAAACTTCCTGTTTATCAATGAGCCCAGCTTTGTATGCTTCCATGTAGAATTCGAGTTCCGCATATCTATTAGACGGAAGTGTCGAACCTGAAACATATACAACATCATAGGCTCCAACAGTAATATCATTAAAAACTTGTATCTCTTTTGTTTTATCGTCATATAAACGCTTATTTATAGCGTATTCACTCATAGAGTTATTTGGATTAACAACTCTAAATACCTTATCCATTTGATATAATTCTTGCATCATTGGGATTGCAACCTTAGCAAGGATCTGTAACCCAGCTTCAATATCAGCAAGTTTAGACTTAATCTTTCTCTGTCCGAACTCATCCAGGCTAATAGTTGCTTTGTAAGTTTGTGGGGCAGCTTGGGAATTTCCCATCATCATTTCGTAGAGTCCAAGTTGGTGGTCGATGTCGCTTTTGGCTGTTTGCTCGTTTTGGTAGAGTTCATTGGGTAGAGGTACTGGACTGGCTACGACAGGCTGCCCCATATCAAAATCTACCTCAATACCTACACCAGGCTGTGCCCATTTCTGCTCGAATTCAGCCATATCGACTGAACCAGCTGGGATCATAACCTTCATGTTGGTTGAAGTAGTTGCATGTGCTATAATAAGTGAACGAGTTTTGTTAATATAGTCCTGTAGTCCTTTTACCATACGCACATCTGACATTGGATATGGAGTACGAGTATGTAAATTACATATTGGGACTATCGGGAACGTTGATGATGGAAGTACTCTTCCAAACACATAAGTCTCGCCAATTACAACACACATCTTAACTTTAGTTATTGTTACGGGGATTGCTTCTATTAAACCAAGCTTTATGAGTCCAGCCTTAACTGCCATTTTTACAGTAGGTATCTCCGATACCTGGCCTGCACTCTCAAGGGCTTGATTATAAGCATCTTGTACTTGTTTGTCAATCTGCTCTCTTAAATTACTAAGTTCAAGCTCTGCCCTGTCTGGGACTATTTCACCCAGTTCCAACAACTCATTGAGTTCTTTCTCTTTTTCAATATACTGCACCTCAAGCTCTGACGCTTGTTTCTCGATACCACCGTCTATTTGATCTGCTGTTTGTTTAAGTACCTGGTCTCTTTGCTGTGCAACTTGTCCTTTCTTTGCTTCTATCTGTTCGCCCTCAAATACCTGAGTCTGTGCCCCTTCTCCAAGTACACCAACTTCCGTTTCAAGGTATTGTTGATACTCCTCTTGGTTAAGTCTTAATTCTTTACCTGAATACTTTTCATGGACCCGATATGCTATTTCACGAATTTTATAGTATCTTTCATAACCTCTGACATAAGTATCTGATTCGAATGTATTCTCATCTCCAGGGAACTTTATTGCTGTATTATCAGTATTGCCTGTTACAATCTGATCAGTAGTATATTCCCCACCAGAAGCTGAATCAATAGCATTTGCATATAATGGATATAACTTTTTAGCCTGTGCTTTAGTAAAAATACGTGATACAATAATATTTTCTGCATCTTCAAAGAATCTGTCTCTTGAGTTAGGATCAACGTATACATCGAAAGGATCTACTGAACGAAACTTTACTTCCCCTTTACCGCCATCAGCCTGTCCATCTTGATAAACTAATAGATATCCAAGTCCTGCTACATAGTAATCATCAACCGCTTTACGTACTTCAGTCCTTCCGTCGGAGATATCATACATATAAGTGAGTAGAGCATTTAATACATTCGCTACTCTTGTATCTGAATCTTCCCTTGGGGAAACCTTAAACGAAGGTCTGTTAGAAGTAAGGAGTGCTTTTGCTGTTTCTACAGCTGGATGGATTCTATTAACAACAATCGGAGCCTGCCCTCTTGATTTTAGGCTCTTTTCCTGTTCTATCGTCCATTGACGGCCTAATCGATACTCCTGGTCTTCCCTGGCTTGAACCTCCCAATCATACCTCTTGTTCTTATAAAGATCAAAGAGGCGACGGGTTTCTTCTTCTATTGAACCAGATTCGCCTTTTCCTGCATCAAGGTCGTCAGGATTAAGATTTTCTTCTTGTGCTCCCTCTAAAGGAGCGTCATAAACTGCCAAAACAAACCTCTATTTAATGTATATACACTCATTCTCTTAAAGTTAAAACTTATAATGTCATCCAATCAAGAACTTTCTGATATTTAGACACTTTTTCATCTGGGTCTAAACTTTTAATCCTACAAGGCCTTGCTCCTTCGAGAGAAGTCCATAACGCATCCATCACATCATCGTGCTTTCCTTTGGGGTAAGAAAGAAATTCTGCCTGTGCTTCTGTGTCTTGGGGTCTAAAAAAGAACTCACCCTTAGCAAACATAGGTACTAATGACAGCAATCTCTCTGATTTCCTTGTTCTTGGCTTTACTCCCTTCTCTAATCCTGGGATATATATGTTCTCTTCCAGCATTCTTTTCTTTACTGCTGCACGTAATGCTTCCTGGTATGCAACAGTTTCTATCTTCATCTTCTTATGTTTGTATTTTTTCCATATATCTATGATTACATCAGGCTGCTCAGCTGGAGATATCCTCTTTCTAAACAAATCAACAATATATTTGTTCCCTTCATGGTCGATTCCTATGGTAATAGCAACAAAAAAGTCAGCTTTAGCCGATAAAGAAGAAGCAGGATCTACGCCTCCATACGTCTCAATAGGTATTATTTTCTCTTCATCACCAACATTTCTAACTAAACAGGGCTGTCCCTCTATTCTTTTGAAGTCATAATGGTGCATTTTGATCCATTTGGGCTGAAAGGGGGCTTCATCGGGTGACTGAGCTATGTTCATATATTCCTGATAAAACCCATTTATATTCCCAACAGAAGAGTATTCTGCCTTTATAGCATTTATCCTTGATTGTGGGAACCTTTCTTCCCAAATACTTTCGCCATCATCGTCAATTATACTATACCACAGCACTTTCCAGGCCGTAGACTCCTTAGCCCAGTATAGGAAACAGTCCTCAGATATAACTGTTCCTATCATAATTATCCTACCATCATCAGCTAATGAAGGAATAACAGCTTCTGTCATCCATTTTCTGTTCTTTGCCCTTGCTTCATCAGTAAAAGCATTCAATTCTGACTCAAAATCATCAACAATGATCAAAGTTGGACGAGTATCGCCCTCAATAAACCCACGAACCCTCTGACCAGTACCAACTGCTACTACTCTTGTCCCATTTGAAGTAATAATATCGGAATTTGTCCACTTTTGAGCAGTTTGAGAGCTCATATCACCAAAAAGAGCCTTAAATCGCTCCGAGAACGACAGATGATACTTTATCCTTGACAAGAAATTGATAGATTGTGCCTGAGATTCGGAGATTATGACAATAAACTCCTCTTGGTCCTCTCTTTTAAAGGCTATACGGTGTAAAGGAAGCAATAAAGAGATGACAGTGGACTTAGCTGTACCCCTGGGAGCAGCTATAAGTACGCGTTTTAACTTCTGGTCACGTATTGATCTGTATATTTGATGGTGAAAAGGGGGTGTAGACTTGCGTAAAGCAGTAGGAAAGCAGTATCTACCAAATAAAGCTATAGATTTCTGTAATTTAGCAAGAGCTTTCTTCCTTTCGTACAATGCCTCATAATCTTCAGCCATCTTCATCACCTGGATCGTCAGGACCCAAGGTTTTTACCTCTACTGTCTCTCTTTGCCCTATAAGATGCTGCTCTTCTTCGGCTATTTCATCTAAAAGACGCTTTGTTTGGGTTGCTTGGAGAGTGTCTGTGGTCCTTATTACTGTTTTATCCTTCATTCCAAGCATATCCTGTATATTTTCTATAACACGTATGAAGTTAGTAAGATCCTTTTTCTCCTTTGCCATACCTTGTGCTTCTGTCAAGAGGTCTATTACGTCAGATTCCCCGTAACCCTTCTCCTTTAGTAGTCCTTTTAGCTCATCTCTTACCATACTTTTAAACTCCTGTGTCTTCATCCATCGTTTATACGTCCTTCTTTCCGATGGGGTTGTTGAATCAAATACAAGATCTATTGCAATATCATACTGAAAAGTAGTAGAATAGGCTACAGCAAGGTTTTTCCACTTAGTGGAGCCCTTTCTAACCTCTAATTGCGGTTTTCCAGATAATGTGTGATGCGATTTTCTACCCTCTGCATTAAACTTTTTACCAGGATACTTAGGATTATGAAAGGCATAACCAAAAGGTAGACGAATGTATGTATTACTAAGACCGTTATTCGCTTCATAAGTTTTCTTTTGAAGGACGAGGGCGACATATTTGTCATCGCTGAGAGCGTATTCGCCAATATCAGCGTCCTTCCAATACTTGTACTCGATACCCTCTTCTTTTGCTTCTCTCTCTGTAAATATATTGTATGACCTTGTACCCTTATCTCTGTGTTTAATCGTTACCTGGTACATCTAAGAGCTCAAAATGAGGGAAATCATCAAATTTGTTGTCGTGTACATACCAATCTCTATCCCAATCTCCTCCCCAACGTAAGTATATATCAAGCTTTGTCGCTATCCCTAATACGAACCCAGCAAATAGTGTAAACCTTTCCCTATCATTCCAATCAATAGGATAAGGAACACAATCGATAGCACGAGAGGGGAGTCTATTATGACGTCCATCGGGATATTTAACCTTGCTCTTACCTTCTTCATAAAACTTGTCTTGGCGAGCTTGACCCCTATGACCCTCAAGTACAGAGCAATCCACTGTTTTGATAACTTCATTGAATACTGCCTGTAACCTATTGTCGCAGCTTTTTAGGGCTTCTCTGCTTCTTTTTCCGAACTTCGGCATTTGTTAGCTTCCTCCTTAAACTGTCTACACTAACCTCTCCAGACCACTTAGGAAAGACTAAATCAGACTTTATTGTATCGTATTTACTACCCACGCTATATATATATTATATATATACTACTTAGAGTACTCTTAGAGTAGCCACTAAGACTTGATGTATATTAAATAGGAGAGTAGTATAACTAAGTGTCGCTATATCCATAGAGGAATTTACGTGTACTGCTTCTTAGAAATCAATTAAAAAAAATAATGTGGATTCTTGAAAACTTGCTGTAGAATGGGTGTGTGGGAAACTCACTCAACAGTCCCCCTCCAATTCTACTGGGCAGGGGTGCCGTGCCAGCAGAGAATTGAAGGTTGCCTGTTAAGAACGCCCCTCTCTTGCCTCTCGGCAAGCAATGAAGTGACCCGAGTTAATCAATAATACTAACTAATGAGGTTATCAAATGAGTAGTGTAATAAAACAAATCAGTACCATATTATCCTATAAGAACACAGCCAATGTAACAGATGATTATGTACCAAGAAAGAAAGATGGTCAAATTGTCTATAAGAACAATGGCAAACCAGAAATGGTTAAGGCTGTGGAACGTGACACAGACGGTAAAGTAGTGTATACCGACAATATCAGAGTTACGTTCTTACTCAATGAGGACGAAGAGGTTTCTGCTATCGACCTTAATCCTCGAGAAGAGAAGTTGCTTGAGTCTACGATTCGTCAGATGAAAGGGGAATGTGAGAGAATTGGCAGAACCCTCAAGTTCAAGCCAGATACGGAATATGATATGAAACCCGAATCACTCAAGATACTTGATGTCATTACCAATGATGACGGGGTAGAACAACAGTTGTACCAAGTTACGTTCACTCCGAAGTACGAGCGATTCGTCACATCTATCCAATGGTAGTAGTTCTTTAGTACACGTAACGGTGCCGTAGGACAGGGGAACCTTTAGTCCACGTAAGTCATCCCAATAACGAATGTAATGCCGTTGACCAGCGGAAGCCGAGGTCACGTAAGTCATCCCAGTAACCAGAGTGTAGTAAGAGTCATTCCGATGATTCTCTGCACTCTGGTACATTCTTTAAAAGCGTTAAAAAGGGCCTAATTATAAAACATTTAAACATAGTCTCAGATTGCTGTCCAATAAGGCAGACTTGGAACGGTTAGCATTCAATGATCGCTTACACCTACTGAGATGTTTCGATAAAGGGGTAATCAATGAAAATATGCAAAAAGACAGGTAATCCATATTATGGTTTCACAATAGGTAGTTTTGATAAAGGTATTTACTGGACATTTAGGTATCAACCAGGTACTTGGTTTACATTTGTTACAGAAATACGATATAATAGCGGTATTCTCTTTTCATACTATAAACTATAGAGGTGTTCAATGGCAGACTTAAGACGCAAGACCAACAAAGAGCTCGGAAGAGAGCTAAACGTTCATCCAAGACAAATCTCTAAAAGCCGTAAGAGAGGATGGATTTGGAAAGACGGCAAGAGGGTGAAATATACCGCACCCTCTATTGGGTTAATAATGAAGATTCGTAAAACAAAGGGTATAAAGGAATAATCTATTTATACGGCTAAAGCGAATGCGAGTAGTACTGATACATTGATTGATGTTGACATAAATGGGCGTCTCGAATGTATTTAGTGGACGAAAGCTATATAAAACTTTAGCCGTTAAACTTAGGGATTTTGATAGGCGTAATCAATCGCATAATCATTAAGAGAGTTGAATGATACTCTCAATCCCGTAAAACTTCATTAAATTCTAAAACTTTATTGATAGGGTGCATTACTAACATACCCTATTATAAAATTAGCCTCTTGATAAACAGCCCCATCATACGCAATGCTTAGACATTGCTATACGATTGATAATGAAACCTGCTCTAACTGGCTGGCAGGCAAGAGGCTAATAAGGAGGTTATATGTTAAGTGCAGAAGACCAAGGATTAAGTTTCTTGAAAAATAAAATAGAAGATGATGGAACAACATTACAATGCAGTTTCTGTCATATGACAATAGAGAATGGGCCTGTATTCTTTAAAGGAACAA